TCGTAAAAGGTTTCAAACATTTCTTCGTGTACTGAAAATAGTGATTGGCAAATTTCTTCTTGTTGTTCCGCTATCCTTATTAGGGTTTTTATTTTTTCTTGGTCCATAATTTTAATTATTTAAGTAATTGTAATTTCCTTTAACTATTTTATCGCAGGCCCATAAATTTTGCTTCCCAGCGTTTATTTTGTCTATTGTCCATTTAGTTGAGAACTCTATATCAAAGGCTTGTCTGATGTTGGAGTCATTCAAATCGGTTGAACTGTCCCCAACGGTGTTGCTAAAGCCGGTGAATAAATCGATAAGAGCGTCTTCCAAAGTAGCGGCGGTTGTGTAAGCCGCATTCTCGGCGTAAGTTTCCTGAATTCTATAAGAACGTTTAACCTTAGAAGCTACCGCATCTTCAATCACGAAAGAAGTTTCTTTGTGAGTGTCGATGGATAGGTCAACCTTGGTTTCATTGTTTGCGTTTAGGGTAACTTCTGAGCCGATTACTTTGTCATTTGCACTCATTTCGGTAATGCTTGGTCTGTGGATTGTGTCACCGCCTTCAGCGACATCCTCTGACCAATCTTCAAAGAAATTACCGACTTTCAATTTTGCTCTGAAAAAGTCGTTAACCCTTGAAGACCAAATATTCGGCTCCATTACCGCCTGTGTCGTGTTGTCTAAATGGTCTGTACCTAAAGCCATTTGTTAAGGGTCAGCTCTGATATTTCTCCCAGATTTTTTTGTGTTCCTCCCTGCTTGCTCCTGGTTGGATTTGGTCTGCAGGTGAACCTCCGCCTCGATTGGAAGTCACCTGTGCCTTTTGCTTCTGTTCCTCGGCCTTTAACTGGTTATCAAAAGCCTTGTAAACATCGTCCTCCTGGTAGGCTGTAAGAGGTTTCTGTTTTCCATCTGCTGCTTGAAGTTTCTTAAGAACGGCTAATCTGTCTTCATCAACTCCTTTAGCGATTAAAACAGCTTCATCTCGGGACAAATACTCAGGCTGCTCGTTAGTTTCTTTAGTCTCCTCTTTTTGTTCCTTGAGCTTTGATTCGGCCTTCTTGGCCCTGGCAAGAAATTGTTTTTCCCGCTCAGTAAGCTCATTGGATTGAGATTCTTCCTGGGATTCTTCCCCGGAATTCTCGGTTGAGCTTTCTTGAGGTTGCTCTTCCTCTTGGACTTGGTTGTCCTGTTCACCATTTTGTGAGTTGGTGTTCTCTAATTCATTTGGCATAAGATTTAGAGGTCAGTATGCTCTGACCTGATTATTCATAATTTTGCTCTTTGTATTCTTTTTCTTCGGTTCTCTCGACTCTAGTTATAGCTTCAAACACCATCTTTTTGGCTTTCTCAAGGGCTAAATATTCTTGCCCTATCTCCTCCGTTGATTTAGAGGTATCCACTGCCTGGTTATCCATAACTTGTTTAAATATCTGCTTAACTTCCTCCCAACCTTGGGTTTTAATAATTTGTTGTATATTCATATTAAGCAGAGTCCACTTGACTCATTAATTTATCTTTCTTTTGTTCCGGTGCCTTGGATTGCTGGGTTCCCATTAAGGCTTGTATCTCTTCTTCTGTAACTCTGTGTGGGGAAATATTATTATTTTCTAAATATTGTCTGAATAACTTGAGTCGCATTACATTCGGATTGGAGAGTATCCATTCCATCGCACCACTGTAGGCGTCGTTCTTTTGGGCAAGGTCTTCGTGTTCATTCGTTACATTCAAGCGGATTCCGTATTTAAAATTAAAGAACCCTTCGGGGATTTTCTCTTTAAATTCACCTTGTTTCATTATGGACTGTCTAATTCTATCTGATATCTCATCGTACATATCCTTAGTCATCACTCGACCGCTCAAAGCCATTTCGACCTTAGCTCTTTGCATTGCAATTTGAACTTTCTGTTCTACAAATTCGTTAATATCGTCCTCACTGCCCAAAATCCGAACAAACTCTTCTCTGTTCCATTTTCGAACCAAAGAGGGAAACATTTCATCAAGCATTATCTTAGATATTTTCTCACCTATATAGGTTTTTATTTGTTTAAATGCACTCTTAGCGGTATTGGATAAAATAGCTGTACTTCTGAATGGTGTACCAGAAGGCATTTCTTCACCTTTGACAACCGCCGGGGTGTAACAAAGATTGTCCGCCTGTCTTTCAATAGCTTCATATTCACTTAAAAAGGCTTGTAAAGCTCTGTTACTCATTGGGACTTCCTGCAAGTCGGCGGAGTTCACTATCTCACCGTTCTCAATTCCCTCTAGGATATTCCCTTTAGTCTGTGGGTCTTGGGTTTTTAAGATTAAAGTGGAGGCTATCTTACGGGTGGCGGCGTTCTGATTGATGAGCTCATTCATTTCCTTTTGTAAGGGGAAGAGGCGTTCATAAATTCCTACACTGGGCATTAACGGATAATTCCCTCCCATATTAAAGAAATAATAAATCTTTTCGTTGTTTTTCAGTTTTTCTTCGTAAAGAATAACCTCATTATCTCCATGACCGACAAAGATATGGTTGTATCTATCACCGTCCCAGTCACCAACTCTCTGATATACTTTTAATTTCTTAGCGTTTTTGGAGTATTGGTAATCAGTTCCAACCACTTCAGCGTTTTTAATCGCTTCATCTACATTATCCCAAACATCCTCCTTGTCTCTGATTTCCCTTTCCGTAAGATACATCTCCTCAATCACGGGGCTTTGGGTTTCATTCTCGGCTAGGACATCCCAATAGACTTTAAGGGGGGAAATGTTTTTAAATACTACTTGCTTATCTTCATCTATGTATTTTTTCCAAATCCCAATTCCCATTTCAGTCACAGAGTCAGCCAGATCATCTAAAGTAAAGGCAAATCCATTATCTTGGGACCATTCATAATATTTTTGTTTCAGTAGATAAGAGGAATAATGATTTATATCCCCCTCACCATAAGGTTCATAGTCCTTGGTGTCGGTGTTTATATGCTTGCTAAAATGAATTTTCCTGGTTTTTGCGATATTCCAAAAAATAGCGTTTTGGTCGGTGCATTTAAGAAAAGAATCTCTTTTATAATGTTCAATTTTATTGAAAATATGCCTAAAATCGACTTCTAAACCCTCAACAACCGGGACAGGTTGGGAATAGGCTTGTATTTCGTCGTTGGCAACTAAAGATATTTTCATATTTTAAATTTATTCGTAGGCTGATTTTTTAGGTGATGAAAAATCGTTGGATATTCCTTTATCTCGGATAGCAATAGCCATATAACGGAAAGCGTCTGCATAGTGTGAAGTCCAATCGTGATAGGGTTTATCTTTCCAATCTCCTCTGTTGTCGTCCCATTCTTTGCGATACTGACTTAGGGAATCTATAAATTCGGTTTGATTCTCATCTATGTAATAGTTTTTAAAATTAATCCTGGCTACGTTAATCCCGTCCATTATTCCTAAGTTAGGCGTTAGGGAGAAGTTAAGACCCAGATTCCGGGCAACCTCCAAACGTGAGCGTCCAGTGCCTAACTCTCTAACCTCAATATCGTGGGGGGCAAAATGCTCAGCGTAGGTATAGGGTTTATTTAAAACAGTCTGTATATAATGGTCCAAGCCCATTCCGGTGTTCTGATAGGTGTCTATAATCCTAACCTCACTTCCCACCTTTTGGACAAAAAGAATGGCGGTTGCGTCCGACATACCTAAATCCCAAAAGGTATAAACTGGTAAAGTGGGCTCGTGCGGTACTTGGCATATACGGCCTTCTCGTCTAGCATCAGCTATTTCCTTGGCGTAATAAGCTCCTTGAATAGCGGCTTCAAAAGAGCAATAAAACTCCTGGTTAAACTCGTCCTCGGTCATTAACTTTTGAGCGTCATCCAGCTCCTCATCGGGTAAAAGTTTGGTGTCATCGACTGTTAACAGGAGAGCCAACCAATTCTCATCTTGTTTACCTGTTTCATAAAGCCTGAAAAACTCATTCTTCCCTTTCGGAGTTCCAATCCAGATAGCGTATCCTTGGTGGTCTGCGAGTGCCGGACGGACAATTTCTGTAAATATATTCCCAGGTTGTTGTGAATATTCATCAAATACCACTCCCCACAAAGCCAATCCTCTTAAAGAATCAGGGTTATCAGCTCCGTAAAGAGAAATCTTTGATTCGTTCGGGTAAGTTATGGTCAGTTCGGATTCGTTTACTTTAATTCCTGGAATAGGGCGGGAATAATACTTCAGGTAATCCCAAGCTACTCTTTTAGCCATTTTGTAGGTAGGTGCTATATAGGCAAATCTGGAATTCGGAATAAGGGTTGCGTCTTTAATGAGCTGGTTAATTGAAGCAATTGTCTTTCCTGCTCTCCTGTGAAGGACTAAAATCCTCCATCGTTTGTTTGATTGGTGGAGTCTTCTTGCCAATTCTCGAGGGGTGTAGGGGATTGTGATTCTTCGTTCTGCCATTGAATTGTAAGTGTTCCATTTAAGCCCAAATCTCCTTTAATTTCTTTAGGAACAGTTCTTTTAGCTATCTCTAAAGCTACTTCTTCTTGTGTAGTTTTTTGGGGTTGCCTCTTGCCTTCAAAAATTTCGTTTATAATCTGCCAACTTTTATTAATAACAAGAGCCTTCTGTTCTTCATCCTGTGCAGAAGGTCTGCCGCCGCCTTTATTTCCTTTTGCGTTTTGATTTCCAGTAGGTGCAGCCATAGTGTTTTATTATGTTTAGACTCTATTAAGCCCAACTAACGGGATTATTCGCTAAAAACCAGATAAAATAACCTGCTCCACCTATTGCGATTCCTGCAACAACTAACCAAACCAGTATAGGTAGAACAAATCTGGCAAATATATAAAAAAAGCCTACATCTTTTAAATCTTCATCAACAAAATCAATTTCATTTTTCTTGTAAGCCATAGATAATCTTTATAATAATATACAAAACCACTCCTATAAGAAGAACCCTGACGGCTAAATTAGTATGCTCCGGGGCGTATAAAGTTAAGTTCAACACCTTCGGGGAGTGTGTTTGTAGTATTGGGATTGTCATAAAAATCCTGGCACTTCTGGCACCAGTAAATACCTTTATACTTGGTAGAAAGTTTTAGTTTGTCCTTGCAAATTGGGCAATTCATAGTTTTGTAAGCTCTTTATTCTCCGGAGAATTTAACGAGCTTTGGAAATTTCCCTAATGAAGAGATTTATTTCCCTTTTATTTATAATAACATACACCTTTAAATGTGGTAGACTTGGCGACATTAAAAAAAACCTCCAATCAAATGTTGGAGGGCTTCCGTGGTGTCGCAATGCCTGTTTAAAGAGTGTATTTCTTTTTCACAAAGTCTTATATTCCGTTGCAAAGTCCTGATATTAATACCGTAAAGAACGACGCCTACAGTGGTGCGATGGAATGGATACTCTCCAATCCGAATGTAATGCGACTCAAGTTATTCAGACAATATTTAGAAA